TTGGACCGGTTGCGCCCGTCGCAGTAACACCAGTAGGACCGGTTGCGCCAGTAACACCTGAGCCAGCAAGACCTGTTGGACCGGTTGCGCCCGTCGCAGTAACACCAGTAGGACCCGTAGGTCCCGTTGAACCTGAGCCAGCAAGACCTGTTGGACCGGTTGCGCCCGTCGCAGTAACACCAGTAGGACCCGTAGGTCCCGTTGAACCTGAGCCAGCAAGACCAGTCGGACCTGTAGGTCCTGTTCCTATAGCGCCTGTATACCCAGTCGGACCCGTTACAGTCGAATTTGCGCCTTGAGGACCCGTGGGTCCGGTTCCTACAGCGCCTGTATACCCAGTCGGACCCGTCACAGTCGAATTACTTCCAGCAGCACCGGTGGGTCCGGTTCCTACAGCGCCTGTATACCCAGTCGGACCCGTCACAGTGGAATTTGCGCCTTGAGGACCCGTGGGTCCGGTTCCTACAGCGCCTGTGTACCCAGTCGGACCCGTCATAGTCGAGTTTGCGCCTTGAGGACCCGTGGGTCCTGTTCCCACAGCACCTGTATATCCTGTAGGGCCTGCTACACCTATCCCCAGATACCCTCGTGGTCCTTGTACACCGGTCGCACCCACAGATCCTGTGTTACCGGTGTATCCAAAGACAACGTCGGGTGTAATGATCAAGGTTCTTCCGTTACCTGTGACATAGACCTTGCTGGTCACAATCGGTTGATCAAATACAATCGATGCTGAACTGATGTTGAATGAGCTCAGTGAAATCTGTCCCTGTGACATTCCTTCTACTTACTTCACTTGAAAAGTAAAACCACGAAAAATATACGCAACTAGAACCCTTATGACGAGCACATCAAACACTCCTTATCCTCTGTGACTGGTTTCGTTGTCACCGTATTGGTCAAAGCCGCCGGCTCGACCGTGAACTTCTGCGCCGACGCCGCAGCCTTCGTCCTCAAATAGTAAATGCCCGTCTTCAGTCCCTTACGCCAAGCATAGAAGTGCATGGACGTCAACTTGCGGTAATCAGGATCCGCCATAAACAGATTGAGGGATTGCGACTGACAGACGTAGGGACCACGATCCGCCGCCATATCAATCAAGACCTTCTGTTTGATTTCCCACACTGTCTTGAATAATAATTGTATATCCTTCGGAATCTCCGCAATTCCTTGGACGGATCCATTATTGGCGATGATCAAGTCCTTTATTGCAGGCGACCAGAGTCCCCTGGCGAGGAGGGCGTTGACGAGGTGTTTGTTGACCACGATGAATTCACCGGCCAGCGTACGACGGGTAAAGATGTGCGTGGCGTAGGGTTCCATACATTCACAATTGCCAAGGATTTGGCTGGTGCTGGCGGTAGGCATCGGCGCAATGAGAAGGGAATTTCGGATACCGATGCGACTAACATAGTATCCCAGTGTATCCCAGTCAAGACCATCTTCTACCAAGGGCTTCGTCTTCCATAAATCAAACTGAAACGCCCCCTTGCTCATAGGACTTCCCGCATACGTTTCATAGGTTCCTTCTACAGATGCCAGGTCACAACTGGATTCGAGAGCCGCATAGTACATATGTGCCGCTATTCGCTTGTTCAGAATGGCCGCCTCCGCCGATTCCCACGCCATTCCTAGCATTGCGAAGACATCGGCAAGTCCTTGGATGCCGAGACCCACCGGTCGATGACGTTTGTTGGACTTTTCCGCCTCTGGAACAGGATAGAAGTTGACATCAATCACACGATTGAGGTTGCGAATAGCGATCTTCGCCACCTTACGAAACTCGACAAAGTCAAACGCCCCCTCTATGATAAAGGCCGGAAGACTCATCGACGCAAGATTACAGACAGCAATCTCGTCAGGAGCCGAATACTCAATAATCTCTGTACAAAGATTGGAAGACTTAATCGTACCCAGATTCTGTTGGTTACTCTTCAGATTCGCCGCATCCTTATACAGCAAGTAGGGAGTTCCCGTCTCAATCTGTGAATCGAGGATCTGAAACCAGAGTTTCTGTGCCTTCACCACCTTGCGACCTCGCCCCTCTTTCTCGTAACGTTCATACAGAGCCTTGAAGTCGGCCCCGACGGCATCAGCCAGGCCTGGCGCCTCATTCGGACAGAACAGGGTCCAATCCCCGCCAGCATCGACACGCTCCATAAACAAATCGGGAATCCATAGCGCATAGAAGAGGTCCCGAGCCCGTTCCTCCTCCGCTCCCGTGTTCTTCTTCATATCCAAGAACTGCTCGACATCCGCATGCCAAGGCTCCAAGTACATCGCAAAGGATCCATTACGCTTTCCCCCGCCATTGTGCGCAATGCCGAAGCCGTCCACGAGGTAATCGTGTACATCGTCCACTTCCAAATCGTACAGATTTCCCGTGAAGTTTGATTCAAAGATGTCCGTAATCAGACCGTAGGAGGGGGACATAGTCCCCCTAGAACCCCCATGTTCGGAACCGGTTAGGGACCCCTCTTTCTCCATCAAGACCGTGACAATAGAATCCCCTATCTTCAGATCCTCCATCGCATGATAATCCGGTTTTACGAGCCCCAACTCGACACGCTTATCGGCATGGAGGACCGATGTAGGACCCGCCTTGACGGATAAAGCAGGATGTTTGGGTGTCACAGTATTGATGGACACCAAGCCTCGATGTCTCACACACACACGAAGAAGAGGGCCCGAATAGTCGTGGACAACACGGCGACGAACAGCGCAGAAACGGGGCTTCAAGGGACCGACGGCATGCTTTCCATCGACATCTACCTCCTCGGCAGATCCACTCGTCAACACCATATCGCCGGGTCCTATATCGACAATGCGCTTCAGTCCCTCGGCGGTATGAATCAGCGTATCCTCTGTGAAGCATTGGTCCACGTAGCGAGCGGTATTGTTATATACACGCATCAGGGGGACAAGGCCATTACTGACGCCCCCTGTACCCTTGATTAAGGATCCTTGAGCACGAACGTTGGAAAGGCTGAGACCGATGCCCCCTCCACCCTGACTGATGTCCGCACAGTCTTGTAGCGTACTGAATATTCCTTTGATGGAATCGGCCTTAATAACAGATAGGAAACACGACGACATCTGTGGCCTCTTCGTGCCCGCATTAAACAGCGTGGGCGTCGCATGCGTATAAAACTTTCGACTCGTCAACTCGTAGGTTTCAAACGCCTTGGGAAGATCATGAGGCCATAACCCTAAAGCAACTCGCATCCAGAGATGTTGGGGCCGCTCGACAACGTTACGATTTGTATCACGCAACAAATACGCCTTTTCCATGGTCTTGAATCCAAAGTAATCCAACAGGAAATCACGCTCATATTGAATATGCGCTTCGATTTCAGCCGCATTCGCTATGACAACTGCTACAAAGTCGGGATGAAGAAGGGAGGCCGGGTCCCCATTCTTGTCCTTCACCCCGTCAAGTACCTTGACAGCCTCCAACATCGTCGTAGGTGTGTTCTTTTGGTGATTGCTAATCGCAATACGGGAGGCAAGAGTACCGTAGTCGGGATGTAGGGTAGACCAGGAATACGCCACATGCGCCGTCATCGCATCCAATTCCGTAGTGGAAATCCCATCGATAATACTGGCCAACACCTTTTGAGCCACCTTGACCGGATTTACATTCAGGCCGGCCGAGCTCTTTGTGATACGTTCCTGTACCTTCTCGAATGCCACGTCCTCCTTGCGCCCATCACGTTTTAAGACTTGCATGTTCTGCATATTGATGTTGATTTCAGAATGGCCGAAACGCAGCCTCAATTTTTCAAGGAAGGTGTTAGTTTTTTTAATAAGAACTAAATAGAGTATGTCCTTCAAAATACCATCATTGATGACCTTTATATATTATGTCGCCATCGTCTATATATTTGTAAAATTGATGGAATATATGCTACTCAAAAGTGCGGAAGGATTTGAACAATGGAAGGATATCCCTCGTACACCCTTCTTGGAAACAGAGACACCGACAGGAAATCCTGATTCTAGCGTCTTGAGTCCCGGATCCTCTTCTGCGTCATATCTAGCCTTGAACATGCCGCCTATGGGCACGGAACAGGCCAGGGCCCGTTTTGGAGGAATTACGTCGCAGATTTGTTTGGCCCAGGATGCTAGCGAGGCTCTCAAACCGGTTCACAACTATCTTCAACGTACGAACAATTACAAACGGGATCACCCCGATTCGTGTTCGGCGCCCAATCACGAACTCATTGGTACATTTTACCTTCCTGAGAATGCGGTTCAAACAACGCCGCCGTCAGGTCTTTCGTTTCCTCCCTCCACACAATGTGCTTAAAGTACAGATATGGACAGCGTAAACAGACCCGTGTATTTCCTGGTTCGGTACTATTCGGAACACATGACGGTATACGCACGTGGAATATCCTGTTTGAACATTCCAGAACTTCATACCTTCCAGATTGAGCGGTATTATCCAGACCGGGTGAAGTTAACGCACCGTTTAATTCGTCTTCAACGCCAATGGCGGTCTAGACGAGCTTACAGAAAATGGTGTGCGAATCCCTTACGATTATTCTATCGAGAGATGTATGGGCAGTTTCCGTCTTATTCAGCAAAGGAAATCACCTCTAAAGGCAAAACAAGCGCTTTGCCCTCATCATCTACAAACTGATGGACGGTTGTAAAGGAACCGCCCTCCCTTGCGGCGTCCACATCTCGCCAAAAGGATTCGTACGCTGGTTGACCGACGCAAGACCACCAACGTCGGTTTCGTAAGACAGTGGTCGTAAACCAGTCTCCGACCCACCAAAGGGTTCGTTCGATAAGGCGTCCTTCGTATCCTACATCCGGTGTCCATGCGATCAGACCGTCAAGATCCGATGTAGGGAAGAGAGGACTGTATATATATTGGTATTCATGCGGAGGACCGAAGAGTGTAGGAGAAATGACAGCCACAGCCCCCATCCAAGGTTGTTTTGTCTTCGATAGTATCGCAGGCGTCAATTCGTTTGATCGCTCATGAGGCAAGGACGAAAGCCTTGCTTCCACATATTCCACCGCATCAACATCGCAGACTTCCGCCTGTAATTGCATTTGACACCAGTACTCCATGGGGACTTCGCCTGTAAGATCTCGTGTAATAGGACACTTGATTTCTAGCAGTCTCCCTTGTTTCGCTCCCTCCAGAATCAAGCCGTCTGGACTCGCAGCAAGACGGGGAAGAGTGGGATGGCGAACTCTTCCTATATCGCCATTGACAGGGCCTCCAGCGACACACCGTTCATACAGACTACGAACCACTGGCTCGTAGCGCCAGCCCCATTTAAACGCACTTAAGGACCCCTCTGCGTTAGAACAAAAGACGGTGCCACTCATAATATCGACGGTTTCGTCGACAGCAAGATCGGCACATTTCTTCGCAATGACTCCCTTTCGACCATTAGGAGAACCATAGACAACGGTGCCAAATTCGTGACCTGTTAACAATTCACGGCTTTCTCTGTACCATGATTTTGATTTTTGATCGGTTTGCGGCAGCTCCAGAATTCTTGCGACCGCTGTAGGGAGAGGAGTTAAGGATCGCAAAGCTCGTTCCTTCTCGAAGAGAAAGAATTCGTACAGAAAGGCTCGAAGGATGACGATGGCGTCACTTTGTCCTCGAATGCTACGAAAGCCCTGTTTCATGAAGATATCAATGGCCTGCGTCATTTCATCGTCCATCCAGGTGCTTAAGTCCCAGTCGTCTTGTAATACAGGAGGATAGGCCTGGACCCAGTCATGGAACCAGGCAGCGCAATCGGAATACACCATGTCTGTTATCTCCTGCGATTTTTCTTTCTCTATCCTTTCATGATTCATCTTGATGTTTCTTGGTGAGTCGAGTGGCTTCAATTTTGAATACAGCAGGCACCTTAATATCACCAGTGCGAATCACTTTTAGACCTCGAATGCTTTGAATAACACCATTTTCATACGCCACCTGTTGTTTGGTGTTGAGTTGCTTATTATCATTGGCTCTGAGTAAGAAGGCGTATAAATCTTTTTGCTCATCGACTGCTAATCCTGGGTAGGATTCAGCATAAGATCGAAATTTCTGAAGACGGAGTCCTCGTTCTAAGCGGAGCCAGGGTTTGGCCAAGGAGGTGGCGGTAGATTCGGCTTGGAAGAAATCGACGGTATTGGTGAGCGTTGGTTTTCCTGCGACGGGTATTGGATCTGCTGCTGCTGTCGAAAGAGGGGGTATAACAGTCGCAGGAGTAGGACTACCGCTACGCTTCGTGTTACGTCGTGTACTCTTTACTTTAAACATCTTATATATATTCCATCATCTTTCGTTTAGACTGTGCGTATAGAAAAAGAAAGAATGAAAGAGAGCCTTTCAGTAGGGATATGGATCCATCACAACAGCGGTGGGCAGACATCACAAAAGAGAGACATACAGGAACCGCACCTCTACAAGATCCAACCATTATGGCTCCCGGTATTTCAGGTCTACGAATCCGACGGGAATTTTTATCTCGTGACGCCATTAATTCAAGGGCGTGGGATCAGTTTCACGCCACACCGCCGACACAGGTGAGTAGTGAGGGCTTACAGACGAAGAACGCACCGATTCATATGGATATGAATCCCATAGCTTCTCGTACAAATACGGTAACCTATCGAATACAACAACAATATATACCCGATCCTGTAAGAGGATCGACCTCCTTAAATGGAATCGCACCGGCACCAGGACCCATTATAGCGCCACCTGCGACGTTTTCGCAAACACCCTATTTACAGAGATTGGACGCAGCGGGCGATGATGCTCGAAACATTATGCGAGAATTTCGTGGGTCTGTGGTAGAAGACAATCGAGAACGAGCCAATGATGCTGACAGGAGTTTAGTGCAACGTCAATTTACGGATCGCTGGTTGCCCCAAATGGCAGCCTCTGGTGCGCAGTCGTTGGAGGCCTATGAATTGTTACGACCGAAACAGGATAATTGGCGAGCACCATCGTAATATTTTTCAAATTATAATATAGAAAAATGTCAAGTAAAAAGCCTCTTATTACATTCGCAAATAATGAAATTCTTACGAATCGAGAAAAAAGTGTATTAGAAAATCCAGGATATCAAGCGTCTAGGAATAAACATACGTATAGACCAACCGACCTTGATTATAGAGTTAATTTGATGCGTTCGAGAAAGCCATTTTCCTTTGCGGACCGAGCGAAAAAACCTAATGGAACGAAGAATTTAAGCCCTCTCATCACACCTATTACCAAAGGATCCAGTCTGAGTTTGCCAGCAAAGACCAATAGCCAACCAATAGATTACCCACGAATTTATGCAGACATTTCTCGTAATGCGGAACCAAGTGATATGGAAGGTTTAATTAATGCACTTACAAATCTGAACCCTGCTCAGAAAAACATCTTAAGGACAAGACTTCACCATAATTTCACGCCGAATAATCTTAAAAAAACCCGCAAAAACAAGCGATCTACCCGAAAGACACGATCACGTCGCACTCGTGTATATTAACCTTCTTCATTGCCGACGCCGTCAATTCGCAGCGCTTCTTTCGTCCGCTTCCGGAACTGGTCTCACTCACACTGTTGGATCCGCTAGTCGACGCTTCCGAAGCAGATCTTGAATAATGTTCTTTTAGAGTTTTATTCATATCCGCCTCAATCGCATCTCTATGCTCCAATACATACTCAAGAATGTTCTTCTCGAGAAACCAGCGAAAGAAATTTAGTTGGCCGACTGTTGTCACGAAGGGCTCGACACCTCTTGCTTGAAACATAATACGCTCACGACGGCAAAAGGGATCAAACAATCTCTTGCTATACGCATTCAATTCTCGCTTGTAATGGAAATACAC